GATGCTATGCTAATAATTTGACACAATTTGTTACATTTGTGAGGAAAACTGAATAAAGAGAAGAGAAACCGGAGCGAAACGCCCCGGTTCTTTTTATTTGAAAATGAATGTGTGAGAAAGACCGTTCTTGAAAGTGATCTGATGAACCATGCCGTCATACATGGTTATACTGTCGATCACAGAGGTAACAAACGATTTTAAAACTTCCGGATCGACGCTCTGAGCCAGAACCTTATAATTGACATATTTTCTTCCGGTCAGCTTTTGAGAGAGGATAAAGTTACTTGCGCGCTGGATAAAAACATCGTCGGAGACTGATTGCTGCCACTCGTCAGAGGACACAACACCCAACTGCTCGTTGAGGTCATCGAGTACATCCTGTAATTTGGATTTCTGGATCATATACTCAGTCTCAGACATCGCATCGTCAGAATACAGATACAAGCTCCGGAGACGATCCAGCGCACGCTCTGTTTTTTGCTTTTCGCTCCGCAGTCTGGAGATCTCAGATTCTGCTGGAGCTTTATTTTTCAGCGACACATCTGGAGCGTACACGTTGGATCTTACTCCAGAAAGCAAAACATTATATAAATCGTTTAGCCCTTCCTGGTCGATATGATCTATATAGTTAAAAGTGTTTCCGATAAGCAGACGGCGTTGCAGATCTTCCGGAGATCCGATATTTGAAAAATCATTCTGAGCATTAAGCATATTCAAAATGTAATTAAACACGAACTCTCCGACGATCGGATCAGAGGTATATTTACCGGTACACACGTTTTCATGCCTACGTTTAGTAGGACATCCATATTTTGAATAGCTCCAGCCGTCAGCCTTTTTTGACGCAGGAGAAGAACCCATGAGAGCGCCACAGTTACCACAGATAATAAGCCCCTGGAATATATGAACACGTTTCGTAGCTCTATACATTCCGCGCTGCTTACACAGTCTGGAGTTCGCCTCCAGCACAGATATGATTCTCTGCTTCTGTTCTCTGGAGACAATAGCTGGATGATGATTTTCAACCGTGATCCACTCTGATTCGTCCTTTTTCTTTTGCCGGTTCCCTTCTTTAAGCCGGTTATACTGATAATCCCCACAATAAAACACACTGCGGAGAATGATAAGACAGGAGACAGGGTTCCAGTCATTCCCACTTCTGGTTTTATATCCATGTTCGTTTAGCCACCTGGAGAGACGCACCAGGGAATGAAACTCCTCGTATTTATCGTGGATCATACGAGCTACATTGTATTCATCAGAATTGAAACTAAATGTCTGATCCTCCGCGTCCCACTTGTAACCGTATGGAACACGACCGCCGTTCCATTGACCGTTTGAAGCTCTGGAGATCATCGTAGCAGTAACACGCTCAGAAGTCATGTTACGCTCCAACTCAGCAAATACCAATATGATTTTTAGCATAGCCTCTCCCATTGCAGTAGAGGTATCAAACTGCTCATTCTTGGAAACGAACACCACACCGAGATCTTTAAGCTCTGCATACATCGTAGCAAAGTCCAGTAGGTTCCTGGATATACGATCTATTTTCCATACAAGCAAATGAGTAAACGCACCGGCCCGGAGCTGAGAAAGCATTTCTTGATACTTTGGTCGATCTGTATTCTTTCCGGAATATCCGGCATCCTCAAAGATAACATAGTCGTCCGTATTCAACATAAGTTTCGCGTATGCGATAAGATCCTGTTTCTGCATTGGAAGAGAGTCACGGTCTACCTGGTGCAGAGTGGAAACACGGACATAAATTGCAACCCTGGCTTTTGATCCAGGAGTAAGTTTTTGAAAAGCCATAGCACCTCCATAAGAAAAGCCCTGGATTATACCAGAGCTTCCGTTTTTGAATTATTATATTCAGCAACAAATCTACTTTCTGCATTGGAAATCTTTGAATTGATTTCTCCAATGTTTCCGTTCTTTGCAGCCTGCAGCAATTCGATACATTCATCGACTGTGAATAGGTGGCATTGATAAACGCCAGGAACAAACGCCTTGCGGTAAAATGCAACGAGTTCATCACTCGTTATATTGCAGCCGTGGCAGATAGAAAAGATCTTATTTGCCACTCCAGGCTGAATCCGTGCTGTCGATTTCCAGTCCTTAAAACGATTACGTCTGGCCGCAAGCATACGATCCATGCTGTCAAAACCATTCAGATCTGAATAATACGCCATAAGATAGTACGCAAGCGCTATCCTTGGCTTTCCTTCCAATTCCACAAACTGAGCCTGCTTCAATCTGGTATCGGTAAGCAGAGCATAGTTTCCATTTTTCAAATATAGATCACAGTCCAGGACTAAAGAATCCCATTTCATATTATTTCCGGTGCTATCATTTTCAACCGGACGCATATCATCAGATAACATACGCACCTCCTAATGCCTCCGGGGATTCCGGAAGTCTATCCTAATAATCTTTTTTCATCAGAGAGACGCTGCATTTCCTTGTCGTATGCAAGTTTGATCGAGTCACATATAAACTCCCTAGATCCTTCTGGCAATACACGAAGCATCTTTATGAGTTCGCTTTCTTCAAAAGTGAACTGTAATTTATCGGATGTAGAAAATTCACTTCCGCGTATTAAAAGATCGGTAGAGCATTCCAGTACATCCGCAAGTGCAAGTACAGCCTCAGCACGCGGAGAAGCGCCTTGCTGCCAACGACCTATGCTACTTGTCGGAATACCAGCTTTTGACATTATAGGTGTAGGCTTTAGACCTCTATCGTCACATACGCTCTTGAAATTATCCCAGAACATATAGAACCTCCTTTACAAAAATATCTCAAAAAAGTGAGTATAAATATATTGACTACCTCACAAAAGTGAGATATAATACTTATATAAGTTACAAGAGTGAGCGACATTCCGGCAAGAATAAGCACTCCAGTAACTTACAGCTACTATCTGCGTTACAAATAAACAGCTATTTCTATTTTAATGGCAGATGTTAAAAATGTAAAGCACAAATATAAGCAAAAGGAGGACAGGCACATGGCAAAGAGAAAATTATCAAGCTGGTGCAAAGCAGTGAGAATCGAAATGATCAAGCGCGACTGGGGAGTTGAAGAACTGGCTCACGCAGTCAAAATGTCCAGAGAATACACATCGTCCGTCATTAACGGCAGAGTGTACTCTGCACCGGCAGTAAAGATCATCAGCGACACACTGAACATCGAAGAGACCGCCAACTCTCTGAATGTTGAGTAAATTATATGACAGAAATGGAGAGTTGTGCATGGGAAACGGACCTGTAAAAGAGAACAAAAATATATATTTCCAGGCACGAAAAAGGGCTGCAATATACAATGAGAGGCTATATAGCAGGGAAAGCGCCGCTGAACTGCTGGGAATATCTCAATCAACATTGGCAGATTACGAGCTTGGAAACACGAAGGTTGTACCGGTAGACAAGGTGGTACTCATGGCTGATCTATACAATGCTCCAGAACTTAAAATGGGTTATTGCAAGCATGAGTGCCCAATAGGAAAAGATATGCCGATTGCCACACAGGTAAAAGGCATTGAAGGAATTTCATTGAGGCTGATTAAAGAATTTGACGCCGAAAAAGTAAGATCCATGGAACAAAGTCTGATAGATATAGCAGCAGACGGAAAGATCAGCGAGGACGAGAAGCCAGCATTACAGGAAATATTAGATCGGCTGGATGCACTTGCCGAGGTTATAAGTGAAATGAAACTTGCAGGAGAAAAGGCATTAAAGGGCTAGGTGTGAATTATGGACGCTGCTAAATTGAAAGAAATATTGAAAAACGAATACGGAATCAACAGTGAAGAGGAATTCAATGCGGCAGTGAGCAAATCTGCAAAGATCGACATCGGGATTTTCACAATGCCGCTACACGAAAGGAGCAACGATGACAAGGAGAAAAAGGCGAAAATTAGTGCGTAGAGCAAAAGAAGCCGCTGTCCTGGGAGCGATGCTTTACCTAGCGGCAGGAATAACGGTCACAGGAAAGAACGAAGAATCGGAAAATAAAGTGATATACGCCAGAGATATTGAAGAGGTATCACCGGAGATCCTGCATGAAGAGCAGAAAGAAACGGAAGAACCGGAGGTTACAGTAGTTCCTCACATGAACCGTCAGAAATACGATCTCGATTCACATGAAGCATACTTACTTGCAAAAATTGCTATGGCTGAGGCTGAAAGTGAAGATACACAATGTAAGGCATTGGTTATGCTGGTGGTCTTAAACCGTGTTCAGAATGAAAAATTCCCGAATAGCGTAGAAGCGGTTATTTACGAGGACAAGCAGTTTACACCGATCCTTGATGGAAGGTTTGACAGAGTAGAACCAAATCAAGATTGCTGGGATGCACTGGATTTAGTGCAGAGCGGATGGAATGAGAGCGAAGGAGCATTATATTTCGAACTCACAACAGACGAAGAAACCTGGCATAATACGCATTTGGAAAAATTGTTCGACCATGGAACAACAACTTTTTATGCAGAAAAGAAGGTGACACGATGAAGAGATTATGGAACGCCGTAGTAAATAACTGGTATGTGTGGGCTATCGGCTGTATATTGCAAAGACTTGCAATCGACTACGCGTATCAGCAGAGAGGATATAGAGCTGTAGGTGGAGAGTGGTTAGTTCTCCCGGCCACAATCATTGCTGCACATTATATAAGAACTATAGTCTATATCATAGCAGAAACGATCCGAGAGGAGGAGATATATGTCAAACGAACAAATTGCAGAAGAAATGTACAGTATCGTGACGAAGTTCCAGCAGGAAACCGGAATTGCAGACGAAGTGGTTGACCAAATCGTAACCACCAGTTTTCGGAAAATGGAAATGACAAACCAGGATCCAGAGTACATTTTGCTGCTACTCCCGGATGAATTGAAACATTATTATTTCCGAATTGCTGTGAATTTGGCGGGCTATGAGAATTTTAAGGAGGAACATCATGTGTGAGATATGCAGACAGAATCCATGCCACCCACGATGCCCGAACGCACCGGAACCTACACCGGTATATGAATGCGAATGGTGCAAGGAACCGATTCTGGACGGAGAAGAATATCTTGATACTCCAGACGGCCCGGTATGTAAAGAATGCATAGAAGGAATGACAGTAACAGAATATATGGAACTTGTAGGGGAAACGTTCTCTACAGCGGAAAGGAAGGATTATTGATATGGGAAATGGGAGCAATAATGCGCCTGCTACACAGGTTAGCACGGCAGTTATGATTAAACAAATGATCTCACAGGACAGTGTAAAGAAGAAATTTGCAGAAGTCCTGGGACAGAAAGCACCGCAATTTCTGGCGTCGATTGCCAATGTGGTCGCAGGAAGTTATCAGTTGAAACAGTGTGATCCTAATACAATTATGAGCGCAGCTTTTGTAGCGGCTACATATGATCTACCGATTGACAGCAATCTGGGGTTCGCTGCGATTGTTCCGTACAACAACAGCAAGTACAATCCGCAGACAAAACAGTGGGAAAAGCACATGGAAGCTCAGTTCCAGATCATGTACAAAGGGTTTATCCAGCTTGCAATCAGATCCGGTAACTATAAAAGAATGAATTATGCAGTAGTGTATGAGGATGAATTGGAAAGTTACAATCCAATAACTGGAGAAATTAAGTTCGTAGATGACTTTTCAAAATGTACATTGAGATCGAAGGGCGTAGAGGAAACGGTAGCAGGATATTATGCAAGATTTGAACTGAAACAGGGTTATATCCAGGAACTCTATATGACGAGGCAGGCGGTTGATAACCATGCTCGTAAATATTCAATGTCCTATAGAAACGACATCGAAAAAAATAAGAAGAGCAGCAAGTGGACTACCGATTTTGAAAGCATGGCGTTAAAAACTGTTATCAAGTTACTCCTTAGCAAGTGGGGAATTTTATCTATTGAAATGCAGAATGCGATCCGGGACGATCAGAAAACATATGATGAATACGGTAACGGAACATATGGAGACAACCAGCAGGACGCAATCGAGACAGAGAACGTGTTCGGAATCGAGGACAAAGAGCAGACACCAGAGGAAGATCCGGAACTTGCAGGCTTAGGATTGGAGGAAGTACAGGAATAGGAGGTAATGAAACATGGAGTTGACGGCTGAAAATTACTACTCTGCGGAAGCAGATAGAGAATATATGTCGGTATCACAGTTTAAGGACTTTGCTGGTACCTACGGAAGAGTTGGCTGTGAATATACAGCCATGGCAAAAATGAAAAAAGAATGGATCATGCCAAAGACAACGCCGCTTCTGGTTGGAAGCTACGTTGATTCATACTTTGAGGGCACTCTGGATCAGTTTCGCAAAGAGAATCCTGACATATTTACACAGAAAGGCGAACTGAAAGCACCGTTCAAAAAAGCTGAGGAAGTCATAACCAGAATAGAAAGAGATCCTTTTTTCATGCAATGCATGAGCGGAAAAAAACAGGTCATTATGACAGGAGAACTATTCGGGGCAAAGTGGAAAATAAAAATGGATTCCTATATTCCGGACAAAGTTATCGTGGATCTCAAAGTCATGGCGTCAATCACAGACAGCAAGTATGTGAGGGACGTTCAAGGAAGAATGGATTTTGTGAGGTTCTGGGGGTATGACATCCAGGGCGCGGTATACCAGGAAATCGTAAGACAGAACACCGGCAAGTTACTTCCGTTTTACATTGCTGCAGCATCGAAAGAAGAGGAGCCAAACATCGAGGTAATCCATGTGACAAACAATTTTCTAAAAGATGCACTCAGCATTGTAAGGGCGAATATGCCGAGAATTTTAAGAGTAAAAAGAGGAGAGGAAAAACCGGACAGGTGCGAAAGATGCGATTGCTGCAAGCACACAAAGGTTTTGACCGGTCCTATATCTATTTTGGATTTAGTAGAGGATAATTGATGAAATTGTCCGGCAGAATGGCGGTGATGATATGGCATGGATAAGCGTTCACGAACAGGTCATAGGTGGAAAACTCCGGGAGCTGTCAAAGGAAATCGGATGCTCTCAGAACGAAGCCCTGGGGATCTTAATTCGATTCTGGCTGTGGGGAATTAACAACGCGGACAAGGAAGGAAAGATCATAGGGGCAGACAAAGAGGATATTGAGGAAGTTCTTGCAGTAGGAAAGAGCAAAGACCTGTCAGCGAATGAGATCATCGAAGCTATGATAACTACCGGCTGGTTAGACGTTGAAGAGGATCGTTTCTTTATCCATGACTGGGAAGAGTGGCAGGAACAATGGTATAAGTTCATGGACAACAAAGAAAAAAGCGCAGAGAGGCAGCGCCGGTACAGACAGAACCGAAAAGCAAAACAGACGGCAGAACCTCCGGAAGAGACACCTAAAATTCCAGAGAAACCAGCGGAGCAGCCAAAGAAAAAGGAAAGCGGCTACACCACTGATTTTGAAAAGTTCTGGCAGACATATCCGAGAAAGGTCGGAAAAGGCGAGGCTTATAAGAAGTATAGGGCGAGGTTGAATGACGGATACAGCCCGGATCAGCTACAGGAAGCAGTTACAAACTATGCAGCCAAAGTAGCCAAGGAACATACGGAAGAGAAGTATATTAAGCACGCAAAGACGTTTCTAAGTGATACATTACCGTTCACAGATTTTATAAAAAAAGAGCAATCGCAGCAGGAAAGCACACCTCAGTACGAAGAGGGAGGCAATCCATTCAGTCAATACAAGTAAGGAGAAAACATGGGAGACATCGGCAATACAGCATCAGACGTACTGGATAAGATCATAAGCGAACATCAGCCGGACAGGAATCCGGAAGATTACCTAAAAGGTAATATCCTCTATTGCGGTAAATGTCATACAGCAAAACAAAGAATTGTATCTTTTCCACTGTTTGACAGTTCCGACCGCAAAGAGGAAAAGGTAGTACGGTGTATGTGCAAATGTGAGTCCGAGGAAAGAGACGCCAGGATCAAGGAAGAGGAATACCGGCAGGAAATGATGAAGATAGAACGGCTGAGAGAAGCAAGTTTGATTGGATCAAAGCTGAGAAATGCTTCACTGAAAACTTTCCAAACGACGCCGGAGAACAAAAAGTTATTCACTATTGTGAGTAACTATGTGGATAACTTCGACGATATGTATAAATCCGGGGAAGGACTCTTACTGTGGGGACCGGTCGGAACCGGAAAGAGCTATGCAGCAGCTTGTATTGCAAACGAGCTTCTGAGACGGAGCGTATCTGTGGTTATGACGTCATTCGTAAAGATACTCCAGGCTATAGGGGACGTGAAAGTAGACGAGAGTACATACATGGCAAGGCTCAACTCAGCAAAGCTGCTGATCCTTGATGACCTGGGAACAGAGAGAGACACAGGGTTTGCAATCGAAAAGGTATATAACATCATAGACAGCCGGTACCTGGCAGAAAAACCATTGATTCTGACAACGAACCTTGATTTCCAGGAAATGACGAATTGCCAGGATCTCAGATACAAGCGAGTCTATGACAGAATCTTTGAGAAATGCTACCCGGTAAGAGTCGCCGGGAACTCCTGGAGAATGGGAGAGGCGGCTAAAAGGTTCGATGAAATGAAAAAAATACTGGAGGGATAGAATATGGCATTAACAAAAATCGCAGAAATCAGCATCAACAAGCTGGAAGACAGAAAGACAGTGACGGCTATTCTCCATGAGAACGGATATACCGTAGGACCTGGGAAGAGACGCAGAACGCAGACAGGGAAAAGTCTGGATTATTACTTGAAGATCTACCAGGAAGAGGGAACAGACGTGGGAAGGAGTGATAATGAGTAATACGACAGAGAAACCGGAGGTATGCGATATGAAACGAATATCATTCACGATCCCGGGTAAACCGTTCGGAAAGCAGAGACCGAGATTTACAAAGACTGGATCTTACGTCAAGACATACACACCAAAAGAAACGGTGTCGTATGAGAATTATATCAAGCTCTGCTACCAGGAGACCGCGAAAGGCAGGAAATTCCCGGACGATGCAATGCTGGATGTCCGGATCATTGCTTATTACGATATTCCAAAATCTACCAGCAAAAAGAACCGGGCGTTGATGTTGGAACATCGCATGAGACCTGGAAAAAAACCAGACTGGGACAACATTGGAAAAACAATTTGCGATAGTCTAAATGGGATAGCTTTCCATGACGACGCCGCTGTTGTGGATGCCCAGGTAAGAAAATTCTACTCACAAAACCCAAGAGTAGACGTCACGATAAGAAGAATCGAGGAAGGAGAGTTGTAATGTTAAGAACAATTTTACAGATTATTTATATTGTATTTGCTTCTATCGCATTCTTAGGGGCGATAACGAAAAGGAAAGAGAAGGGCTATATTGCAGTATTCGCAATTATCGCGCTTGCGATCACTATATTTAGTATGTTTTAACAAGGAGGAATACACATGGCAGACATTGAAAAGGTTGACGGCGAAATTGTAACCGGCGGCACGACCGAACAAACAACAGAACTCCAGAAGTTGGAGTTCAGACTTATCAATCCGACAGAGGGAAACTTCCTGCGGAGAATTGACTGGAATAAGGACGAACTTGAGGCAGCGGTAAAAGCCAGAGTTGCTGCATACCAGAACGTAGCTTATACCGAGGAAATGATGAAGGAAGCCAAGACAGACAGAGCAGAACTTAACAAGTTAGCGAAGCGTATCGAGGAAGGACGAAAGAAGGTCAAGGATATTGTAAATGAGCCTTATGCTGTATTCGAGGCAGAGCTGAAAGAGGTAACACAGATCATTAAGGATGCAACCGGACCGATCGACCAGCAAATCAAAGAATTTGAGAACCAGCAGAAAGACCAGAAGAAACAGAAACTTCTCACAATCTACCAGGATAATATTGGAGAGCTTTCGAAGATTCTTCCGTTTGAGAAGATCTTCGATCAGAGATACCTCAATGCGACGTTCTCATTTGCAAAGGCTTCACAGGAGATTAAGGACAACATCCAGAAGGTCAAGACCGACCTGGAGACGATCGACGGCATGGATAGCAAGTACGTTTTGAATGTCAAGGACGTATATGTGAAAACGCTGGATCTCTCAAAGGCAATGGCTGAGAATAAGAGATTAAAAGATCTGGAAGAGAAGCTGGAAGCCGACAGAAAAGCAAAAGAAGAGGAAGAGAGAAAACGCTTGGAAGCTGAGGCAGAGAGGAAACCAAAAGAGGAAGCTCTGGAAGCCGAGAGACAGGCAGAGGAAACCAAAAAAGAGGAAATCGTTCCGGGAAAACCGGAAAATGAACCGGAAAATGTAGAAAACGAGACAGAAAACGAAGAAACGGAGCAGACCGTTCCGGAAAATGAGCAGACCGTTCTGGAAAGCACCAGCACCGGACAGGGAGTGCAGAATGTATTCTTTGCGGAACCGGAGAAAAGATACAAGGCAACGTTCTATTGCATCGGTACTCTGGATCAGATCAAAGCTCTTGGAAAGTTTATGAGAGACAACAACATGGAATACGGAAAGGTGGAGAAGTGATATGCAGGAAGAGTTTATTAAGAAAATGACTCTTGACTCTGACATATTCGATCAGCTCAGAACGGATGCCAATTTTGTTTTGCAAAGGCTGATCGGAAATATGCTTGAGAAAGAGTCAGACGAAGGAACTATGACATTGAAGTTGGAAATATCATTCGACAATGAATTTATCCCGAACTACGACAAGAACGTTGACGGAGAAACCAGAGAGATTCACAAGCCTAAGTTCAAGCATAAGATAACGTCCAGCGTACAGATTAAAGACGAGAAGAGTGGAAACATGGACTCTGAAATGGAGCTGGTTATGGATGAAAACGGCTGCTATGTATTAAAACCTATAGCCAATACAGAACAGCGATCGCTCTTTGATGATGATTTCCAGGACGAGAAGGAAAACGAAACAGAAGAGCAGGACGATTCAACCGCTCTTCCTGGCAGAAAGATTATGGGGCTTCCTGGAGAGGTAAGCGATCCTGGCGTGATTGATTGATTGATGTAGAGGCGACAGAGATTACAGAGGCTCCGGGAGAGAACGACCAGGAAGAACCGGCAGACGCAACAGGCGCGCTGTTTGATGATGAATTTGATCCTAAAGACCTTCCGTTTGCAGACGACGGAGAGGATAACAACGATGACGACGGATACAGCTATGACGATCCAGCAGAGGAGGAATAAAATATGAGTACAATGAGAAAAGTCGCAAGAAATATGGCAAGAAATATGAGCTACAATCAGTCCGGCACAACAAGCGGATTCCATTACTTCTTTGAGAAGATCTGGAGAGAAAAGACCGGGCATCCGGTAAATAGAAATGCCATAGGAAGTCCGAGCGCCACAAAGAAGGGACACCACCCGAAGTATAACTAAGCAACATAATAAATACTGGCGGCTGCTCATTCGGGCGGCTGCCAGAGTTTGGAGGATAGCATGAGTAACATTGAAACTGAAAAAGAGATTGCCGAAGCGCCTAAAGATGCTGTGAGCCTTGACGTGCAGGCAACGAACACAAGATTTATAGGAGCTGGTCAGAGGCGCCGGATCGTAAAGCAGCCAGTAGTCAATGCAAATATCAAGGCGAGCGTAGAGCTTGGAATCGTATCTATTTCAGACAGAGACAATGATGTGATGCTTACAGTGAGAATCGAAGATATGACGGCGATACTTGCAGCAGTATACGGAAAGGCAAAGGAGGAAGAGGAATGTACCAAAACGGAAACAAAGGAAGCTTCGGAAACTGCTCCGGATGCGGACAGAGAATAATCTGGATCAAAACCACGGCAGGAAAGAATATGCCATGTAACCCTACTCTGGTAAATTACACGACCGGAGGAAAAGAACGGATCGTTACACCACAGGGAACGGTTGTCGCAGGAACGATCGCAGAAAACGCCACCGTAGCAGACGGCGCAGGGTACATATCACATTTTGCCACTTGCAAAAAGCGAGGGCTGTTCAAGAAATAAGGAGGTAAGTCGTTGAAAGTTGATTTGGATAAAACCGGAATGGTCCACCTAGTATGCGGAACAAACCCGGCCGGGGATCTCAGAGAGGATCTGGGAAAGAAGAAGCTCGGATATTCCGAAAATGGAGAATGGAGCTGGGATGCGGACGAGCTTAGAAAATTTGACAATCCGCAGCTACTCAATCTGTATAAGAAACTCAGAGAGTAAAAAGAAAGCCCCGGTGCTTATTTCCACACCGAAGCCATCGTGAATGATATCGACAATATGATTATAAGGCAGAGGAAAAATTAAGTCAAGGAGGTAAGCAGTCATGGGAAAGGCGAAAGACAATGTTACAAGATATGTGCTGTCTGAGAATCAGATCAGCAAAATAGCAGCCATAGCAGCCGATGAAGGAGTTAGATCATACAAGGAAGAGCACCAGAGGACAGAGAAGGAACGGCAGAACCGAATCCAGAACAACGCAAAGATCCTTATTAAGAACTACAGGAGATTTAAGGGATTGTGCGAGCAGTCGGTATATGAGATCGACGATGCAGACGATCCAGATTTGAAAGACATCCTGGAAATGATGCAAGGAAAATCGAACAAGAGTTACGAGATTGTAAGCATCAAAGACCGGGTAGTAAGAACAAAAATAATAATGGACCATGTTGATACAATGATCGGCGTGTACAAAAAGCAGTGCGAGGTATCAACAGATCCGGAAGAGTTACGGAGATACAGAGTTATTGAGGGCTTATATCTTGCAGAGGAGCCAAAGAGCGTAAGAGACATCGCAGAGGAGGAATCCATTACAACCTCTACAGTATACAGGGATGCTGAAAAGGCATTTAGAAAACTTGCGATACTGTTTTTCGGTATAGACGGAGTAAGATTTTAGATCATTCCTACCATGTATGCGAAAAATATGCGATTGACGTGAAAATTGTTCCGATGTAATATGATAAAAGCCGAACAACCCAAAGTGTCACTCTTTTAGAGGAACCATGTGTTTCCCTCCAGTGCGGAGCCAGGGGCTACCTGGTTCCGTGTAAGGGAACACGGTTGAGGCTATGAATTGCCATATTCATAGAGAAAGAGCCGCCGTAACAAGCGGCTTTTTTGCTGGATAAAAAGTGGCACAAACCCAGTAAAATCAAGGGTTT